TTCTAAGGCCGTTAAACCGCCTTGTGGCTTGGTGCTCTGCTCGTCACCGTGAACCATTACCCAATCATCATGAAATTGATAAGGCTTGTGATGGTATTTGATGCCTAATTCGTCCAGCCGTAAAAACCGTTCAATTGTCAGCTCTGGCAAGCCAATCAGGCCGGGTAGGCGTTTACTTAGTGAGTTATAGAGTCTGGCTGAATGGTTGGATCTACTGAGATGTTGAACTTGCAATTCGGCCAAGACTTCGACAGTTCGGTCACGATCTCGACCAATGCTTCCCGACCACTCATCCCGACCGGAACTCCATCGGCTAATTGTTTGGAAGTCGATTTCATCGCCCACGCATAAAACGTCATCAGGCTTGTATTTTCTGATGAACTGGGCGACATTTTTGACGGCTTTCCTATCTTCGTAGGGGACTTGTAAATCTGATATAACGACAATTCGCTTAATCGTCATCCTCATCATCTTCATAGGGCGTATGATCAGGATTGCCCACTAACCAATCTGGTAATCGCATCTGTTCTTCGATATACCATCGAGCGCGATCTTCACCATATCCGGCACGTACCAAAGCTTCATAACATTCGACAATTTGTGCAGCCCAAATGTCTATGGCTTTTAATGGTTCACCGGATCTGCGCGCAGCAGATTCTTTGCGTTTACGCCTAGCGGCGAGTTCGCTTTTTGATGGTTTTCTTGCGCTCATTAGTCAGCAATTCTAAGACCATTGACTCAAGTTTATCGATGCGCGACACGATGTTTGATGCTTCCAATATGCCCGGAACTTCATGTCTAATAATGTAACGAAGGCCGCCGACAATAAGTGCGCAGCATGAAAGTATAGCAGCAACGAAGGCTGCCCATTCAGCAGGTGTCATCGCCGTCCGAAAGCTGTGTCGTTAGGGTTTAGCCACCGCAGGATGACTGGCAGACTCGCGACCAGAGCTGCATTGACAATTGCAGGTGCATCACAACCCGACGCTAAGTAGGTTGCTATCCCGGCTGCTAGAAATGATCTCGCACAACTTGCGGCGACTGCTTTTGCTTGCTCCATTGATAGGTTCTCCTGTTAGTAATGGGATGCGAAACATACTGCCGTCAAAATCGCCCTTAGCAGTAAAACTGATATGAATATGCTTTATGTGTGGATTGATGCCTTTGTATTTACGCCACTTGTAATTGCCACGCCATGACGCAATCTTGTGATTGAAAATTATATAAGAAACTCGTTTATCAAATCTGGCAAGTAATCGAAGCTGATCAGCAAGGTCGTACGCTTCGGATTTGTGGGATCTAAGATCAGCATCAATGTCGATGGCACGTATAATGCCTTCAGGAGAAGGATTGTGATCGGACTTACGAGCAGCATGCTTCGCATCACCGATCCAACCATCACTAGTTCGATCTCTATCGGGGAACGCATCGTCAATCTGCTCGCGTAACTGTTGCCCCGCTTTGCACAGTTTAGCCAAGACCCAAAACCTTCAAATCCTCAGTAGTTAAACCTAAAGCCGCAAGTTTTGCTTCCGCGACTAATTTCTTTGATTCCGCGTCCACAGCTTCATTTGCCAATCTTGTCTGATAAGCAACAAAGCCAGCTTCAATTTCCGCTTCACTAGGTTTGGCTTGTTTTTTATCTAACCAAGGTAATTCGTTTTCAGTTAAAACAAACTCTGCATCTGGTCGAATTTCTTGAATTGCTTTTATCTTGTCCCAATGATTCATTATGCACCTATTTCTAACAACAAAATTGACGATAAAGTCGAATCTGGCTGAAATCGAATTGTGTTACTGTTCGCGGAAGTGGTAACTCTGCCTTGCACTTTATACACTAAAGATGAAGTGCTGGCTGGGGAATCTAGATAATGAAAAGCCTTTATGTCGTGTCTTTCCGTTGCAGTTGCACCGCCAACTCCAATGGCGTTGAAAAAACCTTGATTGCCAAAATCTGTGACAACAGTTGAATTGCGCATTATTTGAGCATTATTAGTATTGCTTGTTGCTGTTCTCGAAGCAAAAACGCCTGCTGTAACCAACACTAAAACTTTACTTGATGCAGAAGTTGGAGTAATTGTTGCCGTAATTGTCGAATCTGTAAAAGAAGTTGATGTGATGCTTGTATCTGTGGTTGTTGTTGCGCTAACCGCTTGTAAGACTTTTCCACCACCACCAGCCGAAGCCCATTTAACCTTATATGGACTAACTGTTGTATCAGCAGTTAATACTTGACCTGTTGTACCGATTGGAAGATTGTCAAATGTCCCTGATCCAGTTCCAACAATAATGTCCCCAGCAGCAGTTATTTCGGTTGCCATTGAGTTTGTTATTGTTACTGCACCCGAAGTGCCGCCGCCACTAATACCCGTTCCAGCAGTCACGGCAGTTATGTCCCCCGTCGCTACACCTACCCATGCTGATCCATCATAAACTTCAACAGCATTGGTATCCATCAAATAGGACACCATGCCTTCAGCAAGAACACCTGAAAGTGCGGTTGTTCGAGCGGCTGCGCTAGCAAAACGCATGACCGCCTGCTCCTGCAAATAAGTGTTTACCTGAGCTGCTGTAAGCACGTCACCCGTGTTAAACAGCTTATATCCTGCACCTGCCATTGATTGCTCCTTAGTAGCTCAGCACGTCTGAGTCAAGTATACCGCTAACTGCGCTGTCTAACACGAAGCCAGCCAATAAAGGCTCAGAAGTGAATAGGGTTGTCATCCATGATGACTTGGTAATATCGTGATGAATAGCGTTCACAAGGCTTGGCTGTGTAACGCTGGTCGCTCCCGGCATTGTCTTTGTGACCGTGATGCCATCGAGCAAATCTATATCCACGCCCGCTTTAGGCTTATTTGGGTTGGTATCGTCATAAAGGTTGAGTTGTATTGAGTCGATTCGAACTTCCGGATCTTTACGAGTAGCCAATATGCCCTGCGCCTGATTCAGGGCTTCAGTATCAGTTTGGACAAGGATGCCATCGCGGATGCCTGAATGAAGGAAGAACGTGTCAATGCTTGTCTGGTCATAGACGTTCTGTGCTGTGCCGCCTGAACGGGTCACGGTTACGTCGTTAATGAGCGTGGTATCGTCATAAGCCACAACCGCATTAGTATAGGAAATATCCGTGCCGTTATCGTTGAAGCTGTAAAGGCTAGTGGCTGGCCTTGTGATAAGCGAGTCACGATCCACAAATACCACGTTGCTTTGACCATCGACAAAGATGCCGCCAAACTCGCTATTCTCGACCGTCTGCAAAGCCTCTAAGACGTTTCTAGACGTGCCGGGATCTGCCTGAAGGGTGGAATTGCCAGTATCTATCTCACGAAGGCTTATGGGCCAATCTACGGCGTTTAGAATGGCATCTACGCGAGCACCTGAGAGTTGACCAGCGCTTGTGCCAGCCACAGTTGTAATTGCTGAACCAGCCAACAGTTTGAAGGCATCGACGCATCTTAAAGTGACGGTTGACAAATCTTCGTTGCCTTGCCTGAAACCTGTGTCGTAATTCGTTATGTAACCGCTAAAAAGGTAATAATCCACGCCAAGATAAGTGGCATAAATAATAATTTGACGCAACGGCACGAGATCCGGGTAATAGGCTCCGGCGGTATTCATAGGATTCCAATTGCCGTTTTGATCATATAAAACGACATCCGCGCTACCAAACTCAAACTTGCTAGTGATGCGGTTACGACCACGCCTGATATTTACGCGCGTCACTAAGCTGGTGATTTCCACAGGCAATGTGCCTGCACCAAGTTTATTTGTGCCAAGTATACCGCTAGTTGCGGATCCAAGAATGAATGGATTTGTTTCAAAAGCCGTATCGCTATCAAAATCAACAAACACGCGGATTGTAGGAGCTGCCATTAGATTGCAATGCTGCTAAAGCGCAGACCCTTTCCGTTTCTTTGATACTCATATTGGATGTCGGTGATTACTTCGGCCAAATCTTGAACGGCGGTTACTGAACCCTCGACCGTGACGTATATGTCACCAACCGGTACGCCTGCGCTGATTCCAGCCTCGATTGATTGATTTAGATATTCATTTGCCAATGACGCATCGGCAAGCGCAGCAGCCAAATCAGCCGCCGCTACGGATTCCGTGAGCAAATTAGCAGCATTGACATAATCAATTGCCGCAGTCATTGAAGTTTGAGCCGCAATCTTTTCTTCTG